ACGCCTTGTGGCCATGCGAGTTCGGCAGCCACGTCATCAAGTGACCACGTACGTGTTGCCGTGTCGTACACGACGGCGTAGTGGTGCTTCACTTGTTCGCTCGCTGGTCGAACCACTCCATGATGAACTCCACGACCAAGACAGCACCGACCACGAAGCACAACCCGATTGCACCAATCGCCACCATGACCAAGATGAACAGCAACGACCACACACCTGCGTTGATGATGCTCGTAGCGATCACCGCTGTCGTGACGGCGACAAGTGCGAGTAGTCCGATTGCTTTGAGTGTGTGCATCATGGCATCGTCTCGCTTGCGAGTGCTGGCCATGCTTGACGCCAGACGTTGAGCACGTCGGCACGTCCGTAGTTCTTCGCCAGCGAGTTGCGCACGTAGTCGGCACCGACCGCACTGAGCAAGGTGAAGATGAGCGAGTCGCAGAACGCACAGTGCATCGGGTCATCGCTCATGTCGTCGTAGTTGAGTTCTTGCCAGAAGTCAGGCACGACCTTCGGTGCGCACTTCTTGCACACCGGCATACCGTTGGCCACGTAGCCATTGACCGCTTGTCCTTTGCGCAGTTCGATCATGTTCATTGCGCACCTGCAATTCGCTGTCCTTTGTTGACAGCAAACTCACGGCGTTGTGCCGGTGTCATTTCTTCCAACTTGGTCGTCTCGTCGTAGTCCAACTCCACAGTGCGGTAGTTGTCCACGTGCCACCATTCACCGTCGTTGATGTTGATGACGTAGGTTCGCTTGTCCATTTGATTGTCTCCCTTTGTTGTTGGTTGCTGCATGATTGTAGTGCTCGGTTGTTCGGTGTTCAAGGATTCGATTGGCATGTCGTATGCGTAGGCCGTTATGACTTGACCACGATTCTCGTAGCGCACGAATGTCTGACTGCCGTACGTATGGCGCACGACTTCACCGAACGGAATGAGCGAGTGTTTGATGAGCCACTGCAGTTCATCAACTGATGAGTCCAGCACGCCGATCATCGTGCGATCGGCAAAGATGACCTTCACCTTGCTGGTCATACGAGACTCCGAGTTTTCACGATGAGCCAAACGCCGCAGTCACATTCGATGCCTAGGTCAGTCGGCTCTAGGTACCATTGAAAGTCACATACTGGACAGTCACACTCATCGTTCACAACGTTGACTTCAATTTGTTTCGTTTTCATTCGTTGTTCTCCTTGTATCCTTTGCGGTACTCACGCTTGATGCGATTCATCAGTGGGTGGTCGTAGGTCAGTGGCAGTTCGCCGGGCAGACCAGTTTCCAGTCGGCGCATCACGTCGTCCCATTCGACGCCGCCATCTGCAGCCGGGTAGTAGCGGTACTGCGTCTCTCCAAGTTCGTACGCTTCGTGCAGTAGGTCGGCCAGTCGTTCTTGCGTGAGCCATGGCACATCGGCGTATGGCATGTTGTTGGTTTGGTCAGTGATCATTGTTGTTCTCCTATCAAGCCACGCAAACGGCGATTCGGTAGTCAAGCCACTTGATCGCATACTTCTGCGCTTCAAGGTTCGTCTTGAACTCACGGTGACGGGTTGCACCCTTGCCATTCGTTCCGCATGTCGTCACTCGGTAGCCGCCGTCGTGCATCTCATCCGACTCAATGATCTCCAGCCGGAAGGTTGAGCCACATTGACGAACCTTGTGCTTCATTGCTTCGGGCGCTCGCTTGTCAACAAGCACGATCTCATCGGCTTCGATGTTGAGCCACGACCAACGAACACCGTCAGTCTTTGCCTTCCAGATACCGAGTTCGCTTGCCTTTGGTCGCATGGTCTTGTTCATGTTGTTGTCTCCTTTGGTGTTGATCGTTCTTTGATTGTCGCATAGTTGAACTGAGTTGCGGAACTACAATTTGATGATCTCAAAGTTGCAGTCAATGTATTCCAAACCAGCAGATTTGGCGTCTACGACATTGGCGAAGAACTTGATTGACTGTCCGATAACGCCAAGCACTTCAAGTGCATAGCGAGTGGTTCCCGTTGAGTCATTTTCGACACGGTAGATTTTGACGTTGACGTCACGGTGGCCATCTCCATTGAAGTGAACCTTGAAACCCTGCTTTGCAAGATTGCCAGCGAAAGCCCACTCTGCACTGAATGGAAGTTCCTGACCCGTGTAGACACGTGGGAAGTTCGATGTGTCAATACGAAACTTACCGAAGTCGCTGGCCTTGAGATTGCTGGTCTGAGTGTTCATGCTGTCTCCTTGGTTGTTGGTGTTGTTCTTCATGTATCCATTATGCACACAAGTGAACTGAGTTGTCAAACTACACAGCATCGGCACGAACGCTGCGACGCTTCGCCTTGGTCGGTTGCGTCACACGACTCGGCAAGAATGTCCGAAACTTGTTGTGACCATTGACGCCACCAACGACCGTGACTTCGGTGACCACACCATCTCGTTCGTAAGCGTACTGAAATCGAAACTCGGCACCGTGAGTTCCAGAGACGTGAACCAAATCACCTTTCTCAAATCCGTTCCACGAATCCACGGTGACGTACTTGTTGTCAATCGCTAGCGATTCGACGCCGGTGTTGCGCTTTGCCATGTTGCACTCCTTGCTCGGTTGTGAACTGAGTTTATCATAATGAGGCTACGACTGCAAGATAACCAAGTTCTGTGAACTGATTTGCAAACGTCACAGCCATGGTCTACAATCTCATCGTCACACCAACCAACAACAAGGAGACGAGATGAAGAATCCGTTTGAGCGTTTCAGTTTCACCCGATCAAAGACTGGTCGGTTCACACCAGCATCAGTGCGTCCACCAATGGAATCGTCCATGACCATTGCAACCACGATTCCAACAGCGAGCGAAGTTCGTGAGTGGGCACGTAGTCAAGGTATGCACGTCGGCCAGCGTGGTCGTGTCTCACACGAACTGTTCCAGCAATACCGCTCGGCACACAAGGGTGAAGCATGACTCAGAACGAACTCATCGAAGCGGCACGACCTGCGCTTGAAGCACTTGAAGAAGTTGCCGTCGCAAAGCCTGAACCAGACGACTTGCGCCTCTGGTCAATCACCACAATTCTCGGCGTGCTTGACAAGCCAGCATTGCTGTATTGGGCAGCCGAGCAAACGGCAGAGTCGGCAGTTGCCGTTGCGAAGTCATTGCCTGATCGCATTGCCGAAGAAGGTGAAGAAGCCGTCATCAAGTGGCTACGAGACGCACGATTCCGGGCGCCGAAGCAAAAGCGTTCGGCTGCGCAACTTGGCACCGACGTTCACGCTGCGCTTGAAGAACTCGCACTGACCGGCAAGCAACCAATCGTTGACGACGAAGTGCGGCCATTCATGGAACAGTTCGACAAGTGGGCACAGAAGTGGCAGCCGGAATACGAAGCCGCAGAGATGACGGTCTACTCACCGACCTATGGCTACAGCGGCACGAGCGACGGCATCATGCGCATCGCTGGTCAGACGTTGTACTTCGACTACAAGACCAGTCGCAAGTCGTTCGACTCCAAAGGCAAGCCAACCGGCCCATACCCGGAAGTCGGATTGCAGATTGCTGCAGCACGCTACGCCGAGTTCGCTGCTACATGGCGTCCACGTCGCTACGAACAATTCCGTCGCCGTTACTACTTGCTTGGCAAGGCGGAGATCGAAGCGAGCGTTCCAGTGCCAGAGGCAGACGGTGGCATCGTCATCCACATCACGCCTGACCACTGTGATGCCTATCCGGTGCGATGTGACAAGGACGTGCATACTTCGTTCTTGTACATCTTGGAAGCGGCACGGTATCAGTTTGAGACGAGCAAGACCATCGTTGGCGCTCCACTCGTTCATCCTGAGGACGTGTAGCCATGGTCGAATACATCGTTACCATTGCCAAGACCTATGCCATCACGGCGAAAGACACTGATGCTGCAACTGCCAAAGCATTTGAGGACTTGCGCAACACCATGGCCGACTTGAGCAATGCACCAATGGTCGCATTGCAACGAGAGTTCTACAGCGTCGCTAAGGAGAGCAAGTGAGTCCATCAGACAAAGAGTTCGTGACACCACTGCAGGAAATGGCGAACGCCATGCACGAAGTATTTGAGACGTATTGCGCTGCCGGTTTCAATGAGGCACAGGCGCTCAGTCTCGTAATCGCACAACTACAAACAACACTACAAATGGGGATGGATGAATGACACCAATCATTGACCTGCAGCGCAGGCTGCGAGAAGCCGGGCGTATTCGCATCGGTGAGAAGGTACGAGGCAACGACGGCAAGTCTCGTCCGGGCAAGTTGACCGAGTTCCGGTTCACGAGTTCAGACGAGCGTTCGATTCGTTCCATTGCCGACCTGTACGGTGGCGAAGTTCACCAATGGGAAGGTGCGCCAGTTGGCGAGCAATGGGAAGTGTACACAGACGCTAAGGCGCTTGACGTCGTAGTGCCACCTGTTGACCTTGCCTTCTCGCAATGGATGGAACTGTGGAGTGGTGGCGGCTGTGCTCGTCGCTGCGACGGTCAGACCAACGTGATCAACGACACGGCGTGTGTGTGCAATCCAGATGCACCACAGTGCAGGCCGACCACTCGGCTTGGCGTCATCTTGACGGCGCTTGAAGGCATTGGCGTGTGGCGTGTCGAACTCCACGGCTGGAACGGCGCACAGGAATTGCTTGGTGCAATCGAAGTCCTGCGCACGATGCAGAATCGTGGCTCAATGGTTCCTGCACGGTTGCTGCTTGAGCAACGTCAGTCAAGGCGTGACGGCAAGACGTACAACTTCGCCGTGCCAGTGCTGGACTTGAACTTCAACGTCGCATCGGTCATGGCCGGTCAAGACGTTGACCACATCAAGCCAATCGCACGCACCGTCAACAACGTGCCATCACTCGCAGATCAAATTGCTGCGGTGGACAATCCTGATCGCTTGCGTGCACCTGCACGTGCTGGTGCGGCTGCAGCGTTGCCAAAGACAGGACTTGCGCCACGCACGGTCAAGGCAGCCGAGATGCTTCCAGAGGCATCTGTGAGCGCCCCTGTGGTCACGGCAGTACAACCTGCATCGTCTAGTGACTCCGTTGAGTTGCGACGTCTCAAAGCCATGATGAACGGCAACACGTTCATCGGCACCGATGAGGCAACACGATTGGCTTGGGCAACGGCATACCTTGGTCGTCAGATCACTGACTTTGCGACCTTGAACGTCGAAGAACTTGGCACGCTCACGCAACTCATCAAAGGTGGCCACATCGCCAGTGCAGCAAGCGTGACCAATCCACAAGTAGTAACATCAGCAACACGGCAATACTCTGACACCGACCCTGAAAGGCCTTTCTAATGGCAGACAACACAGTTTCACTCGTAGGTAATTTGACTCGTGACCCTGAGATGCGCTTCGGCGCAAACGGTGGCACGGCAGTCGTCTCGTTCGGCATGGCAGTCAACAGCCGCAAGAAGGCGAGCAACGGCGAATGGGAAGATGAACCAAAGTTCTTCGACGTCGTGGCGTTCGGTGACTTGGCCGAGAACATCGCTGCATCGCTCACCAAAGGCACACGCATCGTTCTCAACGGCAAGTTGGACTGGTCGCAATGGGATGACAAAGACGGTGGTGGCAAGCGAAGCAAGGTGCAGGTCATTGCCGAGAGCGTCGGTGCCGACCTTCGTTGGGCAACGGTCGTGGTCACTCGCACGCAGCCAACGAGCACGAACACCCGGAGCAATGGGCGCAGCAACACTCGGAGCAACTACAGCGACGAACCTTCGTTCTAAGCGATGAGCGACCTTGAGCGGCATCTGATCGCTCAACTCGCACACCTTGAGGACAGCCAGCCCGAATTGGAGTATCGCTTTCATCCGGTACGACGCTGGCGGTTTGATTTGGCATGGCCTGACCTGCGTGTTGCTTGTGAAGTTGAAGGTGGCACGTGGGCAGGCGGTCGTCATACACGAGGTAGTGGGTTTGAGGCCGACGCAATCAAGTACAACACTGCCGCCATTGACGGCTGGCTGGTCATTCGTGTCACCGGCAACATGGTCAAAGATGGTCAAGCACTGACGGCGATTAGGCAAGCACTTGCAGCAAGACGTGGTGCAAAGTGAGCGACTCACAACAATGGCGACGTAAGGCTGCATGTCGTGGTCTTGAACTCAAAACCTTCTACAGCGAGATGAATCCATTGCGCAAATCAACTTGCGCAGGTTGCACCGTTCGTGAAGAATGTCTCGCCTACGTGCTCAAGAGCGAAGATCAACTGCGATGGCGTAGTGGCTTTTGGGCAGGCATGTCTGCGCTTGAACGCAATAGAAAATACGGAACGATGAAGGGGAGATGACATGGCAAAGGGTGGACGGCTTTTCGTACCGCTAGACGTCAACTGGTACGACGAATGGGGACACACGGTGAGCGCAGATGCAGCACTCGTGTGGATTCTCGCATTGACCACGTGCAAGCGCATGAGGCTTGACGGCGTACTCACACGGTCGCAGTTGTTTCGTGTCGCACCAACCGGCATGACTGGCCAACGTTTTGATGAAGTGATTGACGAGTTGCATCGGGGCGATGTCGCCCCGATGTCGGCCGACGATCGCAACGTCTATTTGCATGGTTGGAGTGAGTGGAATGACATGTCAAGTGACTATGCAGACGCTAGCCAAAGTGGTATGTATGGCAATCACATGCGATGGCACGTGAAGGCGCAAAAGCCAAGCAATAACTGCGTATTCTGCATCAACGATGATGATGTATCGGGGCGAGTCGGGTGCGATGATCGCCCCGAATCCAAGAGTAGAGTAGAGAATAGTAGAGAAGAAACTAATGTACCAATCGAACCATCAACACCATCAGTAGCAACCTATGAGACTGACTTTGATGCTTGCTGGAAGCACTATCCACGCAAGATCGCTCGCAAGGCTGCACTCAAGGCATACATCGCTCAACGACGCAAGGGTGTGCCAGCCGATGTACTGTTGACAGCCACGCAACATTTCGTGAAGGCGATGACCAAGGAGGGTCGAACCGACGAGCACGTGCTGCACGGCGCAACGTTCTACGGACCGAGCGACAGATGGGAAGATTACGTCGAAGCACCAGAACCAGAACCAGTTGAAGCAATCGCATCAGGCGCAACAAGACTGCGCTACGAGGACTACGCCGGTGAAATGGGCGATCGAGTAGTGCTACCGGGAGAACACCAAGGGAGAAACCAGAATGTCAACATCACCACCGTATGACCAAGTAGCCGAAGAATCGGTGCTTGGAGCAATGATGCTCAGCAACTTGGCGATTGACGCCGTGTCAGGTTCGTTGGCCGCAACAGACTTCTACCGACCACTGCACGGTCACGTGTACGACAGCATCTTGCGACTTCACGCACGTGGCGTGGTGGTTGATGCCGTGACGGTGCGATCAGACCTTGAAGCAACTGTTGGCACCGACGTCATTGGCGATGGCTCGGCGCTCATCGAAATGGTCGTGAGCGCACCATCGGTGACGGCAGTTCGTCACTACGCCGAAATCGTTCTTGACCGCTCACTACGCAGGCGACTCATGGTCGAAGGCAACGAGTTGGCGAAGCAAGCCATGACCATGACCATTGACCCGATGGACTTGCTGCAGAGTCATCAAGCACTTGTGTCCACGATGGGTTCCACGCTCATTGACCATGAGCCTGACGACGTGAGCATTGAGGAGTTCGTGGCACGACCACGCAGCAACGTCTCACCATGGGTCATTCACGGACTGCTTCGACGCAGGCACAAGATTATGATTGTCGGCGGCGAAGGTGCTGGCAAGTCTTGGGTGCTTCGCTTCATGGCCATCTGCGCTGCATACGGCGTGCATCCATTTCGTCACGACCGCATCAAGCCGATTCGTACGCTCATCATTGACCTTGAGAATCCAGAGGACGCACTGTACGACTCGTTTGAGATGATGTTGAAACAGGTGGCTTCGTACAATCCACAAGACGAGACGCACGCACGGTTGTGGTGGCGCCCGGCTGGCATCAACTTGCGCAACCGGGTTGACGTTGCCGAGTTGGAGAATGTCATTCGCACAAGACGACCTGACCTTGTGTGTCTTGGCCCACTGTACGCATCGTATGAGAACACCAGCAAGGACTTCGGGTGGGAGACAGCCGCACGAGAAGTACAGGTGGTGCTCAAGCAACTGATGGTTCGTTACGACTTCGGCTTGATGATTGAAGATCACGCACCACAAGCCGACAGCAAAGGCAAGCGAGACATGCGACCGTACGGTTCGTCAATGTGGCGCAGGTGGCCGGACGTCGGCATTGGAATGGAGCCGGTCGAAGGAAACGACCACTCATTCCGACTCACTCGTTGGCGTGGTGACCGTGTGCCGTTGGATTGGCCTGAGTTCATCACGAGAGGCTCGGCCATGAACTCGCCGTGGCCGTTCGTTGGCACGTGGACTGATGAGGTGAGTTTCTGATGAAAGCAACAATCTTGATTGGTGACGTTCGCAAGCGACTGTCAGAAATTGCAGATGGCAGCGTCCGCACCTGCATCACGAGTCCGCCTTACTTTGGACTTCGTGACTACGGCACAGCATCTTGGGAAGGTGGTGTAGATGACTGCGACCACATCGCTCCCCCAACTGGCGGCCCATCGTCCAAGGGTCAGCGAGGCAAGTTCTCGGCAGATGGCCAATACAAGAACACCTGCCGTAAGTGTGGGGCAACTCGTATTGACAGCCAGATTGGTTTGGAACAAACCCCTGATGAATACGTTGCTAATCTCGTGGCCGTGTTCCGTGAAGTGCGCCGAGTGCTTGCCGACGATGGGACATTGTGGCTCAACCTTGGCGACAGTTATTTCGCCAAGCCGAAGTCAAATTATGATGGAAAGTCGCCCGGCTTGCAATCTAAAAACTATGGGACAGGCGATACTACTCTCGGTTACAAGCAACAGGCAGATAAGTTCAAGTCTTTGATGGCACAGGGTTACAAGAACAAAGACCTAATCGGTATCCCTTGGCGAGTGGCCTTCGCACTTCAACAAGATGGCTGGTATCTTCGTCAAGACATTATCTGGCACAAGCCAAACCCAATGCCGGAGCCTGCCAAAGACAGGTGCGTAAAATCACACGAGTACGTCTTTCTGCTTTCCAAATCACCACGCTACTTCTTCGACTATGAGGCCATCAAGGAACGTGGCGCAATGGTCGTTGGTGATAGCGCCGGTTCATCGCAGCGAGACACACGAGAAACGCATGGCAACGATAGCGCCGAGAAAGGTTACAACACTCGCAACCGCCGTGACGTTTGGACAATAAACACCAAACCATTCAAGGGCGCTCACTTCGCAGTGATGCCTGAGGCGCTGGTGGAACCGTGTGTGTTAGCAGGAAGCGAAGAAGGTGACCTTGTGCTTGACCCATTCACCGGCTCAGGCACAGTCGGTGTTGTCGCATTACGTCATGGCCGTAACTTCATCGGTACTGAACTGAATCTTGAGTATGCAGAGATTGCGCAAGACAGGATTACCGACGTCGCACCGATGTTCAACGAAGTGGAAGTAGATCACGGTGCCGACTAACTGCAGCAAGAGCACTCACCCGAAAGACAAGCCATGGTCGGCTCGTGTGACCGTGAGAGGCACGAAGTACTTTCTCGGACACTTCGCTACTAGCGACGAAGCCGAGTGGCATGAGCAAGAGTTCCGCATCACCATGACCGGATATGCACTCAACGCATCGCAGTGGGATTCTGACAAGGTGCAGCCATGGCAGACGTGAACACGATTGAGTCATTGCAATCAACCGGACTCGTCACGACGTTGTACCCATGGGAACAGGAACTTGCCGAGCGTGTCGGCACTGGTCGCACAAGCGAGAACGAAGGCAAAGGCGACCGGCTGTCCTACGACCCTGCCCGGCTCATGGCGGACAACTTGCTGGCCAACGTTCATGCGGCATCGGCGGAGATCGGCGTGGCACGCATCATCGGTGCCTACTGCTACGCAGGTGTGTGGCCACAGAACATGCACGACGAATACGCAGACGTGTTGCCGGACGTCATGTGGTGCAAGACGGAAGTTGAAGTGAAGTGGCGTCGCAGTGGTGGTGTCATGCCAGTGGACTTGAAAGACGTGCTGCGCAACCGACTGGTGTTGTGGGCGGAGTGCAAGTTGGCACAGACCTACGAGTGCATCTGCAATGCGTGTGCCGAGCCGCTCTACCCGGAGACTCGTGTTCGCCTGATCGGTGGTGGCTACGCAGCCGACCTGTGGTCACAAGGCAAGCCGTACAAGCCGGGCGACACGCAACGTGTTGGCGTGCCAGCGAGCGCACTAATGACCGCACCGGAGATTCTGACGTTGCAGGTTGGAACGGAAAGCACAAAGTCCCGGCCACATGAGTAGCCGAGACTTTGTGCTTGCAGCGTTGGCTAATTCGCCACGGATACTACTTGGCTTCCTTCCAGTCCCATCGAAATGACGCATCGCCAGTGACCTTGGCGAGACGAGCGGAGAGTTCAATCCAGATTCCGGTCGTGAAGCCACGGTCAACTTGCCGGTCGGCCTGTAGAGCGATTGCCTCGGCCACGGAACCTTGCTCGTGTTCGTTCCATGAGAAAGTCGCATCAGAGACGGCAGACCGAGCGAAGCGAAGTTGCTCGGCTCCAGAACGCTGCGAGTCAATCAACTTGCGCAGCGCCGCAGCCTCGCCGATGGTGATCGCCACGGAAATCATGTTGGTTGTTTGGCTGCTCATCACTTCGCTCCCTTCTTGTGGTGCCACTCGGTCGGTGCAGTTGGGAAGCACACAGTGCAAAGGTGAGCGCCGTGGGCGGCAACAGCGTCGGCTTCGGTCAGGCCGCTCAACTCAGGCAGCCACGTGAACACGGTGGCGCTGCGACCCTTGTTGCAAGATGAGCAAGACATGCTGCGGTGGATGTGTCCAGCGTTCACGAGGAAGAAACGACTCCAACCTTCGTAGTCGGCTTCGGCTGCAAGGTAGGCGTCACGTGCTGCCGACATGGCGGCCTGCACGTTGGTCGCACGGTCAATCTCATCGTCGTCCAAGTAGGGCACCAAGACTGGGAAGGTCGCACGAACACACTTGTTGTCAATCCACAAGTGCGTGCGGTAGTCAGACCTTGAGTTCGTGCGCTGGACGGTCTTGCGAGCGTTCCAAGCGGCTGCGCACATGAGCGACTCAAGCGTGCTCTGCGCCTTGGCGTTTGCTTCGATCATCGTGCGGTACGTCTCGGCAATCTTGGTGTCAACTTCAACTGCGTGCTGGTTGGTGGTCATGTTGTCTCCTTGGTTCGTCATGTATCTATTATGCACACGTGTGAACTTAGTTGTCAAGCCATTGCATTGACCATCAAATGACACACGTGTAACTTGACTGTCCATGAGACGACAACCAGTTCACGTCATGGCACCATGACTATGAGTGAACTGCGCCGTCTGTGCAGGTTGTGTCTTGCCGAATCTGCAGCCGACGATGAACTCGCCTGTCCTGAGTGTCTGCTATCGCACAACGCTCGCAAGGGCACGGTCGCAACAGAGATGACGAAGCGCAACGCCGTATCATGGTGGGGTCCGACTACGGACAACACCAACCCTGAGGACTTAGAGATCGGTTACTCTGTTGACGAGGCGTAGCAATGACGCCGCCACTACGAGCAAGGACACCATGAGCGAGCGCACGCCAACCAAAGCGGAAATCGAAGCAAGCGTTCGCAAGACGACCGCCGAAGCAGACGCAGCCGAAGCAGGTGCCGAACAAGCACGTGCATCGGCACGTGAACACGACGCAAGAGTTGCCACCGAGAAACTCAACGCACAACACTTGAAGCATCTGATTGAACAGGCACGTGTCGAAACCGAACTTGCCAAGATCACGCTGGACAAGTGCAAGCGAGAAGAACGCTTCGCCAAGGTCAGTGACTTGTACCACAAGTCCTACAACTTCGATGGTGACGTGACTGAGCGAGCCGTCAAATCCTGCATGAGCACACTTGCTGCATGGAATCGTGATGAGCCGGGCTGCAGCATCACCATCTACCTGAACTCACCCGGTGGCGACATTGTGGCTGGCTTCGCACTGATTGACTTCATCGTTGACCTACGCAGGCAAGGACACCACGTGCGCACGGTCGCACTCGGCATGGCCGCTTCCATGAGCGCAGTCATCTTGCAGGCCGGTGACGAGCGCATCATGGGAAGCAATGCCATCTTGCTCATTCACGAAGGCAGTCTCGGCGCAATAGGTTCGTTCGGTGAAGTTGAAGATCGTGTGCGACTCATGGAGAAGTTGCACGCTCGCATCTTCCACCTGTTCGCACATCGTGCACAGCCAATCAACGCAAAGACCACCGTGGCGTATCTCAAGAAGCAAGCCAAGCGCACTGACTGGTGGCTTGACAGCAACGAAGCACTAGAACTGGGGATTGTTGATGCCGTCTTGTAATGGAAAACTTGACCAGAAACACATGTTCAACAACTACGACGAGGACGAGGACGACCCAATGCTCGCCGGATTCCTTGACGCCATCATCTCGGCAGAGGACGCAGCCGAACAACTCGTGCAGCCGTACGAGAAGGCACTGGCATGGGCGGCGATTGCAGCGGCATACGCAGCAACGATGTAGCCGGTATCAAATCTGAGAACACGACTGAGGCAAAGAGGAACTCGTGAAGAAGGTTGACGCACTCAAGGTGGAGACGGTCAAGTTGACCGACCTGCACCTACACCCACACAACGCTCGTCAAGGTGACGTTGGTGAGATTATCCAGAGCCTTGAAGCACACGGTCAATACAGGGCGCTGGTCGTGCAGAAGTCCACGATGTACGTCATTGCAGGCAACCACACGCTCATGGCAGCAAGTGCACTTGGTTGGAAAACTGTTCAGGTCACGATTCTTGATGTGGACGATGACCAAGCACTTCGCATCTTGCTCGTGGACAACCGAGCAAATGACCTTGCGACGTACGACAACACCGTGTTGACAGACGTGCTTGAAGCACTCGCACGCAGTGACTTTGGACTAATAGGTTCCGGGTTCGATGGTAGTGACCTTGACGCCATGATCGCAGACGAGGAAATCCGCAATCACGCAGAGTTTCTGCCAGATGACACGGACACGGCTAGGGCGATTACCTGTCCTGAATGTGGTCACTCATGGCAGAACCCAAAGCGATGACATACACGGACTAGGTTTGACCCTATGACCGATTTGACGAGAGCAATAGGCGTACATTCACCGGCAAGTGGTGAGTACATGCGCACGCCTGAGCAAATGGCCAAAGACCAGCGTGCTGCAGACCTACGTTCACTCGGCTACACGTACCTGCAGATTGGCGAGGCACTCGGCATTACCAAGCAGGCAGCACACGTCGCCGTACAGCGTGCCATTCGGGACATTCCAACCGAAGGTGCACACGAGACTCGCCAGATGGAACTGGCCAAACTTGACCGGCTTGAGCGTTACTACCACACCGTGCTCAGTGGCACGCACTTCAAGGTAGGCAACACCGGCAAGATTGTCCTTGACGATGCCGGTGCACCTGTCCTTGATGAAGGTCCACGCATGGATGCTGCCAATGGCATCTTGAAGGTACAAGCGCAACGTGCCCGGCTGCTCGGACTCAATGCGCCTACGGTGACACACAGCGAACTGGTCGTCTACGATGTTGACCGTGACAGTGCAGCAATCATTGAAGCACAGGCACAAGCACTGAAAGCGATTGGGCTAGATGACGACACAGTTGACGAGTTCAACCGGGTATTCGTCGCCGCTCTTGGAAGCGGTGGCCAACAAGTTATTGACGCCAAGTGGTCCGACACGACGGTGGTGGTGTCCTGACCTACTCTGTGACGGCGAGCCTCATGGCGGTGGATTCCATTGGTGTGAGCACCCACTAGAGGGGCCACACACATTTGCCTGCAGACACGCCCGGCCATCGCAACGACCGCCTGATGGCGATTGGTTGGTGTGGTTGTTCTCCGGTGGTCGTGGAACTGGCAAGACAAGGGCAGGTGCAGAGTGGGTACTTGACCAAGTATGGAACCAAGGCAAGAAGCGCATCGCCCTGATTGCACGTACACCAGCCGATGCTCGTGACGTGATGATCTATGGAGACTCGGGCATCATGGCCGTCTCTGACCCCCACGAACGACCAATGCACGAACCAACGAAGCGCCGACTCATCTTCCCAAATGGTGCACAGTGCTTCACGTACTCGGCTGCAGCACCAGCGCAGTTGCGTGGTCCACAGCACGATGCAGCGTGGTGCGATGAGACTGCAGCGTGGTTTGACGCTCGCAAGGGTGACGTGCTTGACACGTCTTGGAACAACCTGATGCTTGGACTTCGACTTGGTGAGAATCCGCAATGCTTCGTGACGACCACGCCCAAGCGTGTGCGACTCATCAGGGAAATGATGGAGCGCAGTTCAACAGTTGTGACGACCGACACGACCTACGCCAATCTCAAGAACTTGGCGGCATCGTTCAAGGAACAGGTCGTTTCAGCGTACGAAGGCACACGCATTGGACGACAAGAGTTGATGGGCGAGTTGCTCACCGACGTTGACGGCGCATTGTGGACATTAGAAGGAATTGACAGTTTGCGAGTGGAGTTGTCCTAGTGAATGTTTCACTGAATCACATGCGGCGCATCGTGGTGGCAGTTGACCCTGCAACGACGAGCGGCGACAACTCTGACGAGACTGGCATCATCGTCGTGGCTCAAGGTCCGCACATCTTGTTGCCAGATGCAGCCGTGACGTGCAAGGTGGCCAACTGCACGAAGCACGCCTACGTGCTTGACGACGTGAGTGGCAAGTACACGACCGATACATGGGCACGTGTCGTCACCGATGCGTTCAACAAGTGGAAGGCCGACCGCATCATTGCAGAAGGCAACCAAGGTGGCGAGATGGTCGAAGCCGTCATTCGCACAGTGTTCCCGAGCGCACCAATCAAGCGAGTTCACGCACGGCAAGGCAAGCGCACACGTGCCGAACCTGTCGCAGCGTTATACGAGCAAGGGCGTGTGCACCACGTTGGTGCGTTTCCTCAGTTGGAAGATCAACTGACGTCATGGACAACGGACAGTGGCGAGAGTCCTGACCGTCTTGACGCACTCGTGTGGGGCATTGTCGAACTCGGCCTGACCAACTTCGGCAGTGGCGGCAAGGACTGGCTTGAGTCAATGGCGCCACCATGCAACCTGTGTGGTCAGCCAAATCCTGTCGGCTCTGAACGATGCAGCAAGTGCGGCGAACTCATCGAACGTAGCGAGGCACCAGAGACACACGTAGACCCGAACGAGCCATTTAGTCTAACGTCGGGACTCAATGCCGCACCTGTGCAGGTCGTAGACCCAAATCAAGCCGTCATGGATGCCATCAGGCAGTTCGGTCCACAGCAATACAACCCATTCCAACGTAGGTGGTAGCGCAATGATTGAGTGCGAGATGTGTAGCCACGCCTACAATCCGGTTGCAACACGCTGGCGTTGTCCTGTATGCGGTTTCAAGTCATCGTGTTGTGAGGGCGAGCCTTGCAACGTGAGTCGCTAGTCCACCTTTAGGGGGAAATACTTATGGCCGTTCCCATCATCGGCAAGCGTCGTGATCGCAAACAAGCAGAGTTGCAGGCAGCCATTGAGGCTGGCGTGGAGAAGGCTATGTCGCCTGCCATCGCACAAGCCGCTGCACAGACTCAAGCATCTGGCGGAGCGACCTACCCGGTGTTGCGTGAGACACGCAATCCGTCAAGTCCATTTGACCAGAGTGGCGGCTACGGCGATGCGTTCAATCCGTTGCCACGTGGCGAACAGAACTTCAACTCATTGTTCGGGCCGGGCTATCCGCTCATCCCTGACCCACTTGACCAACTCGGTCCCGAAGGTCGTGCGCTTCCTCGTCGTACGCAGTACTTGGTCGCAGCCAACCTTCAACTTGTTGACCGACGTGTGCCGTGGTCAGTGCTCAAAGGTTTGGCCGATGACGTTGACGTAGTGCAACGCTGTATCCAGATCACGCAAGATGCGATGGTCGGACTGCAATGGTCTTGGGGCTTCTCTCCAACGATTCTGCAACAGATCATGGCGGAGACTGGCGAGACGAACAGCGCCAAAGCCAACGCCTACGCACGTGAGAAGTACGGCGATGAACTACAGCGTGTGCAGGAGTTCTTCGCATACCCTGACCGGCGCATGGGATTCACGTTCTCGCAGTGGCTCACCGACATTATCTACTCGCACCTTGTCTACGACGGCATCGTGGTGTATCCGCAGTACAACCTTGGTGGCGAACTTGAGTCGCTCACGACGATTGACACGAGCACCATCAAGATTCTGTTGGACAACCAAGGCTTCATTCCTCGCCCACCTGCACCGGCCTACCAGCAAATCTTGTACGGCTTCCCACGTGGCGAGTACGTCGCAGAGGACATGGACGCAGACGGCAAGGTGCCAAAGGGCTACCGCAGTGACCAGTTGGCCTACTACATTCGCAGGCCGCACCCATCGTCTATCTACGGCTACAGCCAAGTGGAAGAATGTGTGAACATCGCCACGCTCTACATGCAGCGCCAAGCGTGGATGCACAGTGAGTACACACACGGTGCCACGCCACGCATGTTCATTGAGACGTCGCAGACTGAATCGTGGACGCCTGAACAACTCGCCTACTACGAACAGATCATGAACGACCGACTGTCTGGTCAGACGCAACGTCGTCAACAAGCGTTCATGCTTCGTCCCGGTATGACTGCCAAAGAAATGCGGCAGATGGATGAGATGTACAAGAACACGTACGACGAATGGCTCATCACGCAGATCGCATCGAAGTTCGGTATCCCTGCAACGCAACTCGGTGTCAAGGCCGCAGCGCAGATGGGCGGTGGCAACTCCACGCTCAAGGGTCAGGCAGATGCGACTGAGATGTTCGCTACTGACGCACTACGGAACTTTCTCGTGGACTGCATCAACGACATGGCACGTCGGTTCTTGGGCGTCGGTCCGGAACTGACCATGACCGTCACAGGTGGTGGCGATGACTCTGACGCAGCCGCACGTGCATCATCGGACGCAAGCGACGTGGCTGCCGGTATTCGCACACGTAACGAAGTTCGTGCAGCACGTGGTATTCCGCTCGTTGACGAACCAGAGGCCGACCAACTCGGCATCACTGCCGGTGACGGCGTGAAGTTCTTGGCTGGTCAGTTCGCAGCGCAACAAAGTGCCGCAGCACAACCTGCACCGGGTGCACCTGCACCTGCCGAAGCACCACCAGCACCACCTGAAAAGAAGGAAGGCGACGATGGCAGCACTGGTACTGACGATGGACGCAAGCCAGTTCCTAGCGGAGATGGAGAAGGTCAAGGCGACGCTGCAGGAAGCACTCAACCTGATGGACAAGATGAGCCAAGCAAGCCAGCCAAGCGAGAGCCAAAGCCAAACGTCAAGGCCAAGGACGACGTACGACAACCAGACACCGACGCTACAAAGGAACTCGCAGCCTTTGCCAAGTTCGCCAAGGCACGTGCTCGCTCTGGACAGTGGCGAGACTTCAAGTTCAAGCACATCCCTGCAGCCGACGCAGCCCGACTGAACGAAGCCGGTCGCTCTGGCGACATGAACCTTGTGAAGTCTGCAATCGCAGCACCAATGTCAAGTGACCCAATCGCAGCCGGTCTTGTGTTGCGTGCTGCCGACACCGGACGTGTGTTACTCATCCAACGAAGCATGAAGGACACGAGCGTTGCTGCCGGTCAATGGGAGTATCCCGGTGGTCGTCTTGAAGTAGGCGAGACACCAGCCGAAGCGGCTGTACGTGAATGGGAAGAAGAAACCGGAGCGAAGTTGCCTGACGGCGAACTGATCACGCAATGGTTCTCACCTGACGGCACGTACACGGCCTACCTATGGGAAGTCGCCAATGAGGACACAGTGCCAGCCAACACGATTGGCGACGAAGGCGAGACGTGTGCATGGTGGTCAGTTGACGACATGCCCGGCAACCCTGCCTTGCGAGCGAAGGTGCTTGAAACGCCATGGCACGCAATGAGCATGACCAGCATGAAGGGCGAGCGCATCTTGCACTTAGCCGAAGTGAACCAGCACAAGTTCGCCAAGGCGAGCGGCAACCCTGACGCACTCATTGAGTGGTACAACGCAGGTGCCGATGGTGAGATTGACTGGGGCAGTGAAGGCGACTTCGATGCTTGCGTTGCCATCGCTGGCAAGTACATGGAGAACCCTGAGGGCTTTTGCAACCTACGTCACCAAGATGCAGTTGGCGGTCCACCCGGTAGTGAGGACGTCGGCAAGTCTGTCATCAAGGCAGTAGCCGACACCTACACGCCAGACGCAGCAACTCGTCGTGCAGCGAAGCGTGCACTTGAGTGGTTGGCCGATGACCTGCAAGGCGGTGGCTTCACTGACACCGGACGCAAGCGAGCAAGTGACCTTGCAGCCGGGCACGCTGTGTCACTTGACACGGTGAAGCGCATGAAGGCGTACTTCGACCGGCACCAACCTGACCAAGACGCCGAAGGTTTCAACACAGGCGAGAAGGGCTTTCCAACGCCCGGTCGTGTTGCTTGGGATGCTTGGGGCGGTGACGCTGGTTACGCATGGGCGAAAGAAATTGTTGCAGAAGCAGAAGCAACGAAGTCACTGAGTATGCAAGGAGCGTACGGCTACCGCCGATGGATTGACTACCCATGACGACCAGCATTGTTTGGAAGTCCGATTGGAGCGAGGACGATCACCCTCGTGACGAACACGGTCGCTTTGGTGAAGGCGGTAGCGCCCACGAACCCGAAGCGTTCCAGACGCTACCCAATAGCCAACAGACCAAGGCGTTCAAGGAAGCCGCATCGTGGACTGGTAACAACTGCACCGGCTTCGTGCCAAGCATGGTTGAGGCACCAATCCTGCCTGCAGCCGTAGACGGCGTGAGCAAGGGCGTTACCGACGACCAAGCCGAAGCACTTGAGCACTACAGCGATGAAGGCTACATCGGCATGAACCGTGACCTACGTGGCGAACGTGAGACTGTAGACAGCAACATAGTCATGCGTGATGTGCAGGCAGCCATTGACGCCAACACCATCAACGAGAACGCTGTTGTGTTCCGTGGTACGAGCGATGCAAACCTGACCGTGCAAATCTTGAGCATGGCGCCGGGAGAAACGTTTACAGACAAGGGCTTCGTGTCTACGTCTTTGGTGCGTGGAGTCGGTGAACAGTTCAGTAGCCAACGTGGCATGGTGTTCCAAATGGCCGTACCCAAGGGCAGCCACGCCGTCGGCCTGGTCGGTGGCGAAGGTGAACTGTTGCTTGGTGCCAACAGCAAGTTCCGTCTTGAGAGCATAGACACGTCTAGCAAGATTCCAGTTGCCAAGATTACGTACGTCGGTGCAGACCCACACATGAGAGGCACGTTCTTGAAGGCCAAGCGTGGCGACGTCAAGGGCGCTGGCAAGTTCGGCTGGACGGCCGACTGCATCACCATCCAGCGCAAGCCGAGCAAGGCCAAGAAGTCTGCACTCATCAAGGACTGGTCTGAGGACGATCACCCACGTGGTGAGAATGGTCAGTTTGGTGAGGGCGGTGCTAGTGCATCATCGGTCAATGAACTGGTTGACCGCCTAACTGATGCACATCCCGGTATCAAACTTGATGTGAGTGAGAAGCGTGGCAACGTTGCCATCAGTCGCATCGTCATTCCAAAAGAAGAACGTAACTCCGGAACAGGTAGTGCTGTGCTTCGTCAGATTCTCGCCTACGCAGATGCCAAAGGATTGACTGCATCACTTTCGCCGTCAACTGACTTTGGTGGGTCAAAGGCCGGACTAGAACGTCTGTATGGTCGGCTTGGGTTCAAGCCAAACAAAGGCAGGACGGCAGACCTTTCAATCAGTGACTCATGGGTGCGCCAACCTGATACGGCTGCCAAGTCCACGCAGATCATCTGGAAGTCCGTTGGCTTTGGTCACGAGACAATCATGTGGAAGGAATGGGACGAGGCCGAGCATCCACGTGGTGAGCATGGCCGTTTCGGCAGTGGTGACGGTGAAGGTAGTGATGCCAAACTAACAGCATCAAGTTTCAAGGAACTGAGTCCTGACGAAGCCAAGTCTGCGTTCGCCGCCAAACTGGCAGACGCATCTCCGGCTGCCGCAGAGAAGTGGGCGGAGAAGCAAGTGAGCAAGTATGAGAGGGTCTACGGACTACCCGGTGGTGGCATACTTGCTATTGAGCACGGCTCAAAGATCACTGACGAGAAACTACAGACGGTCAAAGAAGCGTTTGCGAAGTTGCAGAGTCAATACCCTGACAAACCACAAATCGTCGCTATCGCAGCCACCGCAGGTCAAGTGCCGGGTTACTCAATGAAAACAGACCCAAGAATCGCTGGCTCAGCGTTGCCCGGTGGAAACTTCATTTCACTGTATCCAATCGGCTACAGTTCCAAAGCAGGGGCACAACCAAACCATGAACAAATGATTGCAAGCAATTTCCACAGCCCGGCAGGCGCAGGCATTGACCACACCGTGTACACACTGACTCACGAGTGGGGACACACATTGGACAGGAACGCCTTAGAACCAGAGCGACCGGGCGTTCGTGCGGCCATGCGTGGAAGCAATGCGTACACAACGAGTTATGGCAGGGAAGGCGACTCCTACACATCACGATGCGAGAAGTACGCAGAGGCGTTCGCAGAATACTCACTGTCCGGTGGCAAGACGGATAACCCACTAGCACAGAAACTTGCAGCGGCGGAAGGATGGAAAGCATGACCGCCATCGTCATCACTCGTGAACAACTAGAGCAAGCAGACGAAGATGAGTTGCTCACGCTCGTTGCCTACGGCTACAAGCCTGCACTGGCGATGTTGAATAAGCGCAAAGCCACCAAGGCCGCCAAGAGCCGCATTGACTGGGCAGACCACCCTTACCACGAAATCCACGAACGCATCGTTGATCACTACAAGCCGAAGATTCAGCGTGTCATGGCACAGTCCATTCGTGGCATTGACGAAGCAGTTGCCACGGCCAAGCGCAAGTACGACGCCGAACAAGACGCTACCAAGGCCACAGGCGACACACCGAAAATGACCGCAGCGCAACGTGCAGCACAAGCAGCCGTTGAAGCACACATCACTGTCAACAGCAAGAACCTGACCGAACTCATGCACCAGTTGCTCGCAGACGGCATCGTGTCTGCCGGGCACGCTACTGCCGAAGATGTGGGCGGCAAGATGCTTTGGGGACTTGGCGAGGAACTGACCAGCGTTGACTGGGCAACGTGGGAACCGGGCTGGGCGAAGGCCGCCGACCTGACACGTGGCGGTGGCTTGGCAAGATTGCTTGAGACGGCCAAGGCGACCGTGAAGGACATGGACGCCAACACCTTGCGCTGGCTCGGCAACGTACTAGCCGATGGTCTTGACGCTGGTTCATCGTCTGTTGAGATTGCTAGGGCAATGGACGAAGTGGTGGACAACCCTGACCGTGCATTGCTCATTGCCAACACCGAAGTCAGTCGTGCCATGAGCGAAGCCACAGTGGACACGTACGCAGCCAACGACATTGAACAGTGGGAATGGCTGTCCGAGCAAGACGAGCGCACTTGCGACTTCTGCTTGGACAAGGATGGCCAACAGTACGACGTCGGTGGCGATGACCCACGGCCACCTGAGCACCCACGTTGCCGGTGCGTGGTGCTGCCTGTTGTGGCAGAACCTACGCAAGAGGAAATGGACGCAGCCAACGGCACAGGTGGCGATGACACCGAAGAAGCCGATGAGGAAGTGGGCACGGAGAAGTCGCTGGCGAAGGAGTGGAGCGAGGATGATCACCCACGTGGCCCGGACGGACGCTTTGGTGCAACGGACATGGAAACCACCGCCAACCTAAGGTCGCAAGCCGAAGCAACTATCAAGCAAGCGCAGACCGCAAAGACCACCGATGACTTTGCGCAGGTGGCCGTGACACATGAGCAACTGAGGGATAGCCACACCAAGGAAGCCGCTAGTATGAACCGTGCTGCAGCACTCGCACGTACCAACGGACAACGAGCCACCGCGAACAACCTTGAGCGCACGGCACTTGAACATCGGAACGCTGCAGACCGACACGATGACGCTGCAAGTAGGTGGAAAGCCGCAGTGCGGAGCAACGATGCCAGTAGTGCACGCTCCGCTACCAGAGACGCATACATGAGAACTGCAGATGTGCACAACAGCGCACGGAGCATGTCCGAGGAAGAAAACAAAATCGCCGCAAGTGAAACACGTGAGACGAGTGGTTTCAAGTCTGCTGTCGGACCAAGTGCACCTGCAGGCGCCAACTACAAGTTCAGTTCTATGGATGACGCAGTTGCACACTTTGAGGCACTCGGCATCTCTGTTGATGCGGTTGGACTTACACGCATTGGCACGACGCCGGAACACATGGCCACCATCGCCAACGCAGTGAGCGACATGAACGAGAAGTATCCGGGAGTGGTTGAGCAACTAGACCGTATTCAGGCTCATCCAAGTCCGAGCAAAGGTGTGTTGGCAGCGGTCACTGTGAGCGGGCCGACAGCACTGTACGTCACTCCATACGGCTGTCGTGTTGCTAGTGACCGTGACTATGGCACTGCAGTATTTGAGGTGGGCAGTAAGTTCCTAAATCCAGAGGGCACGATGCTAACGGCCAGTATGCGTGACGTTTATTATCACGAAATGGGACATGTCCTTCAACGGATGCCGGTAGGGCCAAACGGTGAACGGTCACTATCGGGTACGCTCAGTTCATACCGTGACAACAACAACCCACACGTTGAGGCTCTAAGGGCCGCTGGCTACATAACAGAAAGTGGCAATCTGCGCTATGGTCAAATTACAAAGGACTTGGCAGAATACGCCAGCACAGACAACTTAGAGTTTCACAGTGAAGTAGTAGCGTTGTTCAATCATCCCGAAAGGTTCAACCGATTGCCAGAGGAAGTGCAGACCAAGTTGCTTGCCTATCAGACGACGCTCAACGAGATGGTGGGCACCAACGTGCTCAAGGCCGAAGCAGACGCTGAGACACCACAGACAAACGTGATTGACGAACACTGGCCTATTGACTGGGACGCAATCAACCGCAAGTATGGGTACGACGATTGACACCACAAAGCAAAACGGCCAGCCCGAAGGCTGACCGTTTTGCGCACTGCAGGTTGGTTACTGCACAGGCACTCGGTATGGGTGGTCAAGACCTGCACCAAACCGACCAGCAACTTCAACGCTGCCGTAGTAGCGAACATCGAAGTAGTCAATCTGCGATTCGCTACCGTCGTGGTTGTAGGCGCTGTGGATGCGCTCAAGCGTCATCTTGGCTGCAGCGGCTTCGTCGGTCAGGTGAGTCGCAGCATCGCAACGGTTGTAGTGCCAACCCATAGACTCGCACATTGAACCGATGGCACACTTGCTATCGTCTTGTGCAATCCAAGCGTCAGGCATGGTGAGCACAATGTTGATCGAACCGCCACCGGCGTACAAGTGAGTGCGCACGCTAACCTTGGCAGTCTTGGCAAGCAGTCCATGTGCCTTGGCTTCTTTGATGTCGGCACGCATCAACTTGACAATCTCGGCAAGGCTCAAGTTCTTACCATCGTTGTACTTGTATCCGTAGGTCTTTTCGTACATGCTGTCTCCCTCATCAAGTGGTCGTTTCGCCACGTGATAATTGTACGCCATGTGAACCTAGTTGTCAAAGGAAGGAACTCATGCGGCTCGCCGTAGACGTAGACGGCACGATAGATGCCAACCCTGACGAGATGCGCAGTATCTTGTCGGCCGTCAAGGCAGCCGGTCACGCCGTGATCGTGTTGACCGGCACACCGGGTGACAAGGCTACGCAAGAGGACTGGGACGAGAAGCGCAACTACCTGCAGTCCATGGGTTGCGGTTCGTGCTGGGACAAACTCGTGGTCGTGCCACACAAGCCGGGCGAACTCGCAGAAGCCAAGGCCGCATACTGCAAGGCCAATGGCATTGACGTACTGATTGACAATAGTAAAGATAACGCCAAGGCGGCTATCGCTGCAGGCGTTTCGCTGGTGCTCGTTCCGTGGGCATCACGAGTTTAGGAGCGAACGTGCAATCTATCAAAGACCAAATGGCCAAAGCCTTGGTCAAGGCATACGCCAATAGAGATGCGATTGTCGAACAGGTGCGTGTCATTCTCAAAGAACAAGAGCGTGACGAGCACGGTCGCTTCGGGTCTGGTTCAGGTGGTGGCAGTGACCGTTTTCCAACACCTAGCAACGGTGGGCCGCCAACTGGTAGTCACATGGAACAACGAGCCAAGGAGTTGCCTGCCGACACTAAGGCCACGGCTAAAGAGGCAAAGGCTATTGGTGAGTCGGCAAAGACATGGGCGCCAAAAGAAGTTGGCGACAGAATGGCTACCCACTACAAACTGACTGGCGAGCACGAGAAGGCCGCCACCCTGCACGAACAGTTGAAGGGCTACGCCGAGCGTGCTGGCAACACCAAGTTGGCTGCAGCGCACCAAGCCGCCGCAGATGCACACGACAAGGCTGCAACACTTCATTCGTACGCCGTACGTGATCTCAAGAACGCAAGCGGTCGTGCCACTGATGGATTTGGTGGCGCCAACTACAGCGGTCGTGCAATGGCCGCAGCCAAGGTTTCGGGCGACGCAGCCAGAGCATCGGCAGCCGCTAGCAAGGCTTGAACAAACTAACAACAACTAGGAGTCACAAATGAAATCCATCAAAGACCAGATGGCCGAGGCACTCGCCAAGGCATACGCAGACAAGAAGTCCATCACTCGTCGTGTGCGTGAAGTGATGAAGGAACAAGAGCGTGACGAGAATGGCCGCTTTGCTTCTGGTGGTGGTGGCGGCGGCGGCGGTTCGCATGAGTCCGATAAGGCATACCACGAAAGTCAGGCAAACCTTCACACTGCCGCAGGGCAACAGCAGGGCGCTAAAGACATGGCAGCCGGAGCACCTTCCGCAAAGACTGCCGAGCATTTCGCAACAGCCAATCTGCACGAAGAAGCGGCTCAAGCGCATCAAAACGCCATAGACAACCCTTCGCCAGAGGCAACGCAGAGAGCGCAAGCAGCATCAGAGCGAGCGAACGCAGCGAGTAGCGGTGGCGATAAGAGTCACGGCCAACAGGCCATGGAGCATTTGAGTGCTGCATCATCACATCGGCAATCTGAACGTGAGGCCAAAGATTCCGGCGACAAGAAACTAGCAGCCATGCACAGAGAATCCGCCGATGCTCATGAGAAGGCCGGTGAAGCACACAGCCTTGCCGACCTTGCACAACAAGGTGGCGCTGGAGTGGATTACAAAGATGCAGCCGACAACGCAAAGTCCGCTTCCGAGGCAGCACAACGATGGTCTGCCGGAACTGCCGAAGCCATTGCAAGACGCTAGGAGCCACAAATGACCGAAGCAACCTTTAGGGTTACCGTCACCGTCGAACCGGATGACGAACCTGCACCACCTGCAGTTGGACTCGCTGGCGTTGTCGTCAAGTCAACCGAAGAACAGCGATACACGTTGACAGTTGCCTACCCGGCGAACAAACCTGATGTAGCAGTTGCACAAGACGGCTTCCGTGACTTCGCAGATGCACTAGCAGTTGAGAAGGCTGCATGGTCGTACTTGCGCACGTCACCCAACATCGGACTGTGGCACGAGAACGGCACTGACGGTGCTGGTGAAGTCTGCGAGTCCTACATCTACCGTGGACCGGACTGGCTCATCAAGGCAGCCGATGGCAGTGAACAACTCATCAAGGCAGGCGACTGGTTGATGGGAATTATTTGGAGTGAGGCGAGTTGGCCACTGGTGAAGCAAGGACTCATCGGTGGTGTCAGCCCGCAAGGACGAGCCAAGCGACGTATGCCCGATGCGGCGGCCGTTGCCAACCTGAGGAACTAGGACATGCCCAAGACCGAAGTGACGATCACCGAGATTGCCGAGTTTGAGCCGACACGTGTTGACGGCGTTGGCAAGGGTGCCAATGGCTTCCCTATCCTCATGCTCAAGGCGATTGGTGACGAGAAGATCACCGAGACTGAAACCACGCTTGACGAAGTGCTCACCGAGATGGACAAGGCCGAAGGCGCCAAGTGCGAGACGTGTGACGGCAGTGGCAAGATCATGGAAGGACACCGTGAGTGTCCTGACTGCAAGGGCAGTGGCAAGGCAAGCGAAGCAACTAAGGCCGAATCATTCAAGTGTGAAACCTGCCGTGACACCGGCAAGGCGTTTGGCAAGACCTGTCCTGATTGTGAAGGCAAGTCCGCCGACGAAGCCACCAAGGCCGAGTCGTTCAAGTGCGAGACGTGCCGTGACACTGGCAAGGCGTTCGGCAAGGTGTGTCCTGACTGCGAAGGCAAGTCTGCCGACGAAGGTGAAGCGACCAAGGAAGCCGGTGTTGCTCCAAGTGGTTCGGGTCCGACGCCAGCCAAGCACTGTCCGACCTGCAAGGGCGACGGCATCATTCGTGACAACACCAAGAGCGGCAAGCCATGCGTTGACTGTGGTGGTACAGGTATGGACGAAGCACGCACCAATGCTGTAGAACTAAATGCTGTGGACGCTCCGACAGGCAAGATCACCGTGGGTGATGCTGCAGGGCGTGAACGTATTGACAAAGCCGATGGTTCATTTGCCGGTGCGAATCCTTCCAACATGGTTGCCGCATCTGACGCAGATGTGAACAAGCCCGGCTCGCCTGCATGGGAAATGATTGACGCACAGACTGCTACGCAAGCAGCCATGGCACTCATGGCAGCGGCCGAACTGATTCGCAAGTTCGCAGACCGTGAACAACAAGAAGTTGCCGCAGGTATGGGCAGCGACATGTTTGACGCTGGTGCTGCGACCGCTGCGTTACAAGGTGTTTCACAGGCACTTGGCATCATGGCGCAACTAGCGTTCCATGAGGGAGTGGAAGCACAGAAGGGCACCGTTGAAAAGGCAGGGCGTCGTCTTGCGAGTCGTGCAGTTGCGGCACTCGCTACGGCACGTGACCATCTCAACGAAATACTGGGCGATGACGACCCTGCAAAGCAAACCGAAGATGAGCAAGATGGTGGCGAGTCAGCCGCCAGCAAGTTCATCGAAACCGCCAACAAGGCAATGAATGGGAAGGACGTACTAGACATGACTGCAGACGAACTGCAAGCACTCGTCGTGGCTACTGTCGCAGAAGCCGTCGTGGCAGCCGATGCTGTCAAGGCCGAAGCGAAGAAGGGCAAGGACAAGTACAAGTCAGACGACAAGATGTCAGACGACAAAATGTCTGACGACGAAATGTCTGACGATGATGATGACGAGGACGACGATGAGGACAAGGCCGAGAAGGCCGAAGCCCCATTGACCGAGGCCGAACTTGAGGCACAGGCTGCAGCCAAGGCTGCACGCAAGGAATACAAGGCCGCAAAGAAAGCCGCAAAGCAAGCCGCCGATCAGGCGACGTTGACCAAGAGCATCGAAGATGCACTCGCAAAGGTTGCACAGGAGAACGACGTTCTCAAAGCAACGGTTGAGTCATTGACCGAGAACTTGGAAGCCGTCAAGAAGATGGCAGCGCCAAGCGACATCGTGCGGATTCGTCCGCAGGATGCGTTGAACAAGAGTGCCGAGCGTGACGTCTTGGACTTGGAAATCTCCAAGTACGAGAACCTCGCAAAGACCACTCAAGAACCTGAGTTGCGTCGGGGCTACAACGACCGTATCAAGTCGTTGCGTGCTCAGATGGCCGCTCTCTAACCCAAGGAGCAGGAATGGCATACGCACTTCCACCTGCGAAGCAACTTTTCTCTGACGCCGAGTCCCCTAAGGAACTTGTCGAAAAGCGTGAGGAGTTCATCGCAGAAATGACCAAGGCAACGGTCGCCGGTCTTACCGGAGAAACCACGTGGGGAACCCCTGACCCGAACATGCTCGGTTCAGCAATCCCACCAGTTGCCACCAGCCAAGCCAAGCGTGGCGCTGCAGTCAAGGCACTTGAGGAGTTCCAGATGGCCAAGTCGGCCGAAGGTGCTCCGCAAGCATGGGAACGCATGTCGAAGGAATGGACACTCTCCAACCCTATTTCGACTGGTTTGCTCCCTTACGACCTTGAGGCACCAGCCAAGTTACTGACGCCTCGTCCTACGCCGATTCGCAACTCAATCCCTCGTATCAAGGGTCAGGGTGGCGCACGTCGGTTCAAGGTCATCAGCGGCTTCACCGGCACCGGCACTGGCGGCATTGCCACCACGCAGCCCGGCATCAACGAGTCAACCACGAACGCTGGCCCCGGTGGCTTGTCGTACGTGCGTGGACCATACATCCAGTACGCCGGTTACGACGTGACGTTGAACTACGTCACCACGTCACTGTCGGACTCCGTTTCGTGGCAGGCCGAGTACCAAGGTCAAGGCTTTGAGGACGTTCGTTCGCTCTCCAACACCGCCTTGCTGTACTCCACCATGCTGCTTGACGAGCGCCTGATGATCTACGGACGTGGAACGACTGGCAACGGCTACGCCGGTGCACTCACTGCACCTGCAGCCATCACCTTGTCTGCCGTCTCGGCTTCCGTTAGCCCGAACAGCACTTCGTCGCTCGCTTCGGCAACCTACTGGGTTGTTGTTGCTGCCGACGCTGGTGACCTTCTCGGCACCAACGGCACCACGATGCACCAAGGCCCGGCATCGTCCGCAGCCTCAGTCACCGTGACCGCTGGTCAGTCCATCAAGGTCAACATCGGCACTGACGTCGCTGGCGCACTTGGCTACAACTTGTTCGTCGGTTCCGTTGCTGCAGGACCATTCATCTACTCAGGTCGCACCGGTTACAACACCGGCTACATCAACAGCGCACCTGCGAGTGGCCCATACACCGCAGCCGGTGCTGCAGACCAGTCTGCAGTTGCCAACAACTACGACGGTCTGTTGACCAACACCGCCGCTTCCGGTGGCTACGTCAACCGTCTGAACGCTCCGTTCTCAACCACCAACCCCGGTGCCGAGTTCCAAGTTGCGTTCGGTTCGCTGTACGAGTCAGTCAAGGGTGACCCTGAGGAAATCTGGTTGAACGGCTTTGACCGTCTCCAGTTGTCCAACGCCATCGTCAACAACGCCGCCAACTCGGCCTACCGCGTGTTCATTCCGAACGAGAGCGGCATGGGCGGAGTCAAGGCCGGAACCGTCGTGCAGTCGCTTCTCAACGAAGTGACCGGCTCGGAAGTTCCGTTGACCGTGCACCCTTGGTTCCCACAGGGCAACGCCTTGGTGCGTCAAAAGACCCTGCCGATTCCAGACTCCAACGTCTCGGAAACGTCAGTCATGGTGCTCCCACAAGATTACGTCGCGGTCCAGTGGCCCGTCACGCAATTCACGTACGACGCCTCAACGTTCACCATCGGAACGTTCGCTCACTACGCACCAGCGTGGAACGGACTCATCCAAGGTATTCAGGGCGTTGGCATCGGCACCACGCCGCCTTCATACGGCGACGCGTAGTCCAGCAATCCCTCAGTGCTTCGGCACTGCACCCGGCCCGGTCGGAATGGGGCTTGCTTGCTTCGGCAGGCAAGCCCCAACCGGGAGCCACTGGCCAATCGGTCAGTGGTGGTGGTTCGACTCCACCGCTGGCGTGCTCTCAGTAGCCTCTACAATGCTCTGTAAGGCTCGCAAAACAAGTTTGAGTAGTAGTAGACCAAAGGAGCCAAGATGGCAGATACCGCAGGCACCAGAATTGTCACCAAGACACTTGCAGCCAACACCGTTGACCTTGTGTACTTGAGTTCGCCCGGTATGGCCATTCAGGTCACGAACCAAACTGGCACCGCACCAATCTGGTTCACCGTGTCGCATCCCGGTGGCAATGCCACTGCGCCAACTGTGGGTGGCGCTGCGTGCTTCGGCGTCGCATCAGTTGCCGGTCAGTCAACAAGCGTTCGCCATGACGGCATGTACGGCAGCATCGTGCAACTGATCAGTGCAGGCACGCCGACCTACACGGTCACCGTGAACAGCAAGCAGGTCAACATCTGATGGCACGCATGTTCTTCTCAAGTCAGAACTGCAAGGGCGTCACAAGTGGCGCAACTGGTCGTTCGTACGACACGGACAAGAGCGGCTTCATCAACGTGACCGACCCACGTGACGTCAAGGCATTACAAGAAGGCGGCTACGTGCTCGCTGGTGGTATGCCGAAGTTGAGCAAGTTCTACGTGTGTGAGTGCGGCTGGGAAGCCAGCATCAGGTCATGCCCAAAGTGTGAGCGCACCGATCTCACACTGGTTGAACGCTAGGCGCACAACTCTCGCAGCCATCGCACTTGATAGGCGACACGCTTTCGTACTCTCGTGCGACGTCAATGTTGCCGCACTCCATGCAGAAGTAAACCTGCGTCGTGCTAAGTTCACGCATTGTGAAACTGCCGTGCTCATAGGTGCGTGAGCGACTCCACCCAACAGCACTGTTGCACTCCGTGCACGTTGGCTCGTCTGGCTTCGGATAGATGTAGTGGTTCATGCCGGTTGCCTCTCTATGATTGCTGCGCTAGTTGACTTGCAAAGCGTGGTGATGGTCATGTGGTCGTACAACCACCTGTCGCCTTCGCTGGTGGACACTTCGGCACGGACGATAACTACGTCGCCTTCACGTGCGCCGTGCAGACCCTTGACCTGTCGCATCCGGTAGACGTTTCCATCGTTGGTAGTGAAGCGCACGAACCAACCGTTCGTGTCTTTGTACACGTACCGAACCGTGCCTGTGTAAGTTTGCTTGTTCATGCCTGTGCCTCTGCTTCCGTTTGTCCGAACTCTGCGAGCAACGCTTCGTAGTCCTGCTCCACTTCACTGATGCGGTTGGCTTCGGCTTCGTTGCCTGCAGCCTTGGCCGCACGGCGAGCGTCCATTGCTGCGTACTCTGCGTTCACAATCGCATCTTTGTGCGCCAAGTAGAACGCTTCACGCTTGCGCCTTTCAGCGTGCTGGGGCTCGCCTTCCTCAAACTCGGCAATTTTGGCAAGAACTTCATCGCACTTGTGAAAGTTCGTCTTGACGTAGAAGCGTTGGTTGCTGCGACCGTAGGAGATGTTCACGGGATAACGCTTACCGGTGCGGTTGCTGGTCACCCACACAATGTCGCCCGGGCAGTTCTTGCATTTACGGATTGGAAGTGCGCCGTCTTGAGCGTTAGCGCCACCTGATGCGTATTGGGTTGGTTGGTTGTTTGTCATGTACCTAGTTTGGCACTTGTGAACTGAGTTGTCAAGCCACCAACGTAGACCAACAAGTTGCATCCTGTTAGATTGCGTGAAGTCCACGCACCGAACATAGGAGTGCACTTGAAGGTTGCTTTCTTTACGACCGACTGGCAGCAAACACCAATGCCAGATGGACAAGTGCAAATGTCCTATGGCGGCACGTTCTTTTATCGTGGCGCATTGCCTGCAGCCGAACTCAATAACCACGGCTACGAAACGATTGTGTCGTGGCGATTCCAACCGGCACCCGATGGACACTTGCGTGTCATGGACGTCAACGGTGAGTGGCACGACCCTGACGTGTTCTGGTCGCAACGCTGGATGCACCAAGATGCACCAGAGCAAATGCGTCGTGCACGTGCAGCCGGGCAGATTGTCATTGCCGATCTAGACGATGACTTCTGGTCGCTTGGCAAGACGAACGTGGCGTTCCACACGACTGACCCGAAGAACAATCCTGAGTTCAATCGTGAGCACTACAAGGCGATGCTGCAAGAGTGCGATGCCGTCACGGTGTCCACCGAAGCACTACGCAGGCGTGTCGAATCGTTCGGCGTTCCTGCCATCGTGGTGCGCAACGCTATTGACATTCAGATGTGGCCACAGAACGACCCGACCACTGACGGCATGATTGGTTGGATTGGTGGCATCCAGTGGCGAGCACACGACTTGGAAATCTTGCGACCATCGTTGCCGCAGTTCTTGCGTGACTACAACTTGCCGGTGTACCACGGTGGCGACAGTCAGGTTGCTGGCGTGCCCAAGTTCCACGAGAAGGTCGGCATTGACCTTGCGCATACCAAAGTCGGCATGGCACCGCTTGTGCCAATGAACCAGTACCAAACCTTGTGGGCGCCTATCAACATCTCGCTCATCCCATTGGAGCGTGTGCCGTTCAACGATGCCAAGTCGTGGCTAAAGCAACTTGAGTCATGTGCATCCGGTGTGCCATACATCGTGTCGGCTGGATTCCACGAACAAGACTTGCTACTTGCCGAGACGGCTGGTCGAAGCGCACGGAACGAGAAGCCTGCCGAGTGGCGTGCTCATCTTAGAGAACTGCTAGACCCTACGGTGCGAGCAATCGAAGGTGCAGCCAACCGACTTATCGCAGAGAAGCACGACATTCGCAATCGGTGGGTTGATTGGGATGCCGCCTATCAACAGGTGATCGCAGCACGATGAAAGCGGCTATTGGCATCGTCACGTACAACCGGCCAGAGTTTGCCGAGAAGTGCACCAAAGCGATAGCGGCGAAATTGCCCGGTGTCGTTGAAGGTGTCTACATGTACAATGATGGCAGTGACTCGCTACACAACGGCGCATACGAGCGTGCGTACCGACCACTCAAGCCAATGGACGCCACCATCGTCAAGGCAAGCACGAATCGTGGTGTGGCCTACGCCAAGAACCGGCTCCTTGAGATGATGCTTGAGGACACGAACGCCGACTACCTGTTCCTGATCGAAGATGACATTCGCATCTTGAATCCTCGCTGCATCCGCACCTACATGAGAGTTGCAGATGAGCACGGACTGCACCACTTGTCATTCGCTCATCATGGGCCGGGCAACATCGGCGGTCCGGTTGCAGTTGATGGCGAAGTCGCCTACTACCAGCACAGCATTGGTGCGTTCACCATGTTCAGTCGTGAGTGCCTCATCGGCGCTGGTCTGTTTGACGAAAACCTGTACAACGCTTGGGAACACGTTGAGCACGAACTGCGCTTGATGCAACTTGGCTACATGCCGGGTTGCTCGGCTGGTCGCTACCCTGATGTGCTCGGCAGCGAGCATTGGCTACGAGAGTTGCCGAACGCTATTGAGCGAAGCAGCATCAGACCAAGACCGGATTGGGATGCCAACATTCGTCAAGGGTTGCGCTACTGGCGTGACGCTAAGCCGGAGACGTACGACATTCTGTTCGGTTCCGGCACGGCGCTTGAGCAATACGCCTTGCATCTCATTGGCTAGGAGTCATCATGGCATCTGACGAACTACTAGAACCGGCTCTAGCGACGTTCTTGTTTCAAGTCATTGACGAGTACACCGACGCTGGCTACTTGCCGATTGGCTACGGTTGGCATGGTGCGCACCTACTCACGCACGCAGGCGCATCGGTCATCGCCATTGTTGATGATGACACAGCCGACGTGCTCACAGAGATTGCGCAACCGATCTGTCTGGTCGTGCTTGAAGCGCACCGACACAACGAGATTGTGACGATGGTCAAAGAAATGCGACAACACAACAAAGACGTGTTCGTGCGCTGGTTCCCCACGAAAGAAGTGACGCAATGAAAACAGCACTTGTCGTAATCACTGACGGCCGACCGTACTTGGCCGAGACAATCGCATCGCTTGAGAAATACCTGCATGGTCACTTCGCCATTCGCATCATCGTTGATGACAGTGGTGACCCTGCCTACGGAGACATGCTTCACGACACCTACAGCCCGGAGTACGTGGTGTTGAGCCACGGTACACGGCATGGACTTGCACAGGCAGTTCGCACAGCATGGTTCGCAGCCGTTGCTGCCGGTGCGAACTACATCTGGCACGCCGAAGATGACATGGTGTACACACAGCATGTGTACATCTCCGAGATGCAGGAAGTCTTGCAAGAGAATCCGACCTTGGCGCAACTGTCGCTCAAGCGTGGTGCTGTCAATGACTACGAGGCTGCAGCCGGTGGCTTCATGGAGACACACATCAACGACTTCACCGACCAAGACGGCTACGTGTCGCATCGCACGCTGTTCACGTTCAACCCTTGCCTCATTCCGATTGACGCTGCCTATCTGTGCTTGGCGGCGCAACATGACGGACTTGAGCGTGGCGTCACCGACACGTTGCTTGCACATGGCTGGCACTTTGGCGTGCTCGGTAGCAAGGCCGATGCACCAATGGTTGACCACATTGGTCACACACGAAGTCAGGGCTGGAAAGTATGACCGACTACAACGATGACTTCTATTCGCAGATCACTGATGCGAGCGTGTCTGCAGCCAACGTGGTCGTGCCGTGGGTGCTACAACACACGAAGGCGTACAAAGTCATTGACGTTGGCTGTGGTACCGCAGCATGGGCGGCAACTGCACAGGCGCTTGGTTGTGACGTCAAAGGCGTGGATGCACACGTGCCAGAGGAACGACTGTTCATCCTGCCCGAACAGTTTGAGCGCATGGACTTGAGCGAAGGCGTTGACTGCACCGGCTACGACCTAGCGATGACGTTGGAAGTCGCAGAGCATCTACCGGAGAGTGCCGCAGCAAAGTTTGTCGCCGGTCTGTGCAAGGCCAAATACGTGCTGTGGTCGGCTGCCATACCCGGCCAAGGCGGACTGCACCACATCAACGAGCAATGGACAACGTGGTGGGCAGAGCACTTCGCAGACAACGGCTACGCAGGTTCGTGTGACATTCGATGGGCGCATTGGGACGACCGGCGTGTGGCTGGTTACTACCGGCAGAACCTTGTGGTGTGGGCACGGCCAGATGACTTGCGAGCAATGAACATGAGCATCGGCGTCTCTGACGACGTGCATCCGGATAGGGCGCTTGGCCTATGACCAGCCTCATTGGCTACGGCGGTCATGGCAAGGACATTGCTGCCATCCATCAGCGTCACGGTGGCTTCGGCGCACCACTGTTCGTCTATGACGAGAATCCGAAGATTGGCACGTCACCTGACGGCATCACCGACACCGTGATCTTTGGCAGCAACTACCCGAACACTCGCAAGGAGATGGCGCAAAGGTTCGCTCACTTGTGCGGTGCACGAGCACTGGTTGACCCATCTGCCGTAATTGGCAGCGATGTGATGCTAGGTGAAGGTGTTGTAGTGGCACCTAAGGCCGTTATTTTGACTTCTACGGCACTCGGCAATCACGTTCACATAAACTACGGTGCCATGATGACACGGTGCACTGTAGGCGACTACAGCACGATTGCTCCCGGCGCAACAATTTGTGGTGATGTGCAAATTGGCGAGGCTTGCTACATCGGTGCCAACGCAACGGTGTGTGACCGAGTGACCATTGGCAACAACGTGACCATTGCTGCAGGCGCCATCGTTCCGCCACTGTCCGTGGTGCCACATGGCACGAAGGTGATTGGTGTGTGGAAGCCGTGAGCGTTGCTGCGTGCTACACGGTCAAGAACGAAGCCGACATTATTGAAGCATCGTTTCGTCACATGCTGGCCGAAGGCATTGACCACATCTACACGACCGACAACATGAGCACTGACGGCACACGTGAAATCATGGAGTGCATCGCATCCGAGACTGGCCGCATCACCATCATTGAAGATCGTGAGCCGTTCTACCGGCAGGTCTACTGGATGACGCTACTGACCGACATGGCACGTAACGCCGGGCACGAATGGGTCGTGGCAAGTGACGCAGACGAATGGTGGTACGCCACGAGCGGCCAGACGATTGCCGACGTGCTCGCCAACTACCAAGGTCACAAGTTGTACGCACGGTCATACCAGCACCATGACTGGAACATGCGACAGATCGAACCGAAGCGTCTGCCGAAGGTGGCGTACCGCTTGGTGCCGGATGCGCAGTTGCACATTGGCAACCATGACGTGTCTATTGTCGGCGGCGAATACGAAGTGCTTGACTTGCGTGAGATTCAGTACCGTTCGCTTGCGCACTTCATTGCCAAGACACGCAACTCGGCCGCTACTCTCGCACCCGAACAGCGTGCCATTGGTGCAGGCTCGCACCACACTGACCGAGAAGCAATGAGCGATGAGGAACTAGCAGAGCAATGGCAAGCGATGATGGCAATACCAACAGTGTGCGACCCAATACCGAGCCACCTACCGTCAGCATCGTTGTACCTGTCTATGGGGACAAGCACTACCTAGACGCAATGCTTGAAGCGGTTGCAGCGCATACGCCGTTGACTCACGAACTCATACTCATAGACAATGGCACTGGTCATTACATTGAGCCAGCATCGAATCGCACGGTCATTCGCAATGCCGTGAACGAAGGCTACGCCAAGGCAAGCAATGCTGGCGCAGATGCGGCAACGGCCGACGTGCTCGTGATGCTCAACGTGGACACCATGCCGCAACACGGTTGGCTTGAAGCCATGCTCGCTGCACTCGCAGATGAACAGGTTGCGATGGTCGGCGCCAAGTTGGTCTATCCCGATGGCCGCATCCAATGTGCAGGCATACGCACGTGGCATGGCAACGGCAGCGCAGGTGGAGAGAACCGGCATGACGAACATGCGACGAACTCTGACGAGGACGGCGTGACCGGTGCCTGCATGATGATTCGACGCAACGTGTTCAATGCAGTTGGTCAGTTCGATGCGCAGTTCTGGAACGGCTACGAAGATGTGGACTTGTGCCTAGCGGTCAAGGCGGCCGGACACAAGATCGCATACGTTGCCGAAGCAGTAGTTGTGCATCACGAAAGTGTGAGCGGCCAAGAACGATGGGTCAAGGCCGTAGCCAATACGCAGTACATGGCATCGAAGTGGGGAAGCCGCTAAGGCTATCCTGCGTTGACCATTGCCTTGCGGTGTTCGTACCATTCATCGAAGGCAACCGATGCTTCGGCTGTGACGTCTCGTCCAGTCCACTTGATGCCGCAACCGCAGGTGTAGGTGAATCGGCCAAGGTCAATGTCTTGGCTCAACTCATGTTGTGATCGAATGACCTTGCGACGAGCGATTCGATCTTGCGCAGCCGGGTCAACAATTCGTTCTTCGACTTCGATGTGTGGCGCATTGTCAGGGCCATCAGGCAACTCTGACTTCGACAATTTCGCAGCAACCGATTTAGCCGAACGAATCAAGCCGTTCAGTTCACTCATCATTTGCTCGTCTTTAGTTTCGGCATAGTAGAGCGCATCGCTCAACATGCCCAAGGCTTCCCAACGAGTAAGGTCAATTTCGACAAGCCGTTCCATAGTGCGAATAAGAGTGCCACCTGCGAGGCAACGACTGTAGGTGTAATCTTCCCAATACTTGCGACTGAGAACGATTCTCATTTTCGGGTAGTTGGCTGTTTGCGTCATGTCTTTATTGTATCACAAGACAACTGAGTTGTCTAATCGCATCTAGGAGAATCCAATGACCAAGCGTGACCAAATTGTTGCACTGGCTAATTCGACAGTGCCACAGCACATGCACTTCACGTACTTGCAAATCAGGCCAATGCACCTGACCAAGACGTATCCATGGAGAGGCGACTGTTCAACCTACGTCACGTGGCTCTACTGGATGTGCGGCTTGCCAGACCCGAACGACAACAACTACAACGGCGTTGGCAACACGCAAACTCTCTACGCCAAGGGCACCAAGATCACGGCCGATCAAGTGCAGCCCGGCGACGTTGTTGTGTATGCAGCCGACCAACCACTGCAGTACCAACACACGGCCATCATCACGAAGGCAGGCGTTGACCCGATGACGGTGAGCATGGGACAGCAAGGCGACCCATCATTCGTCAAGGTGAGCCAAGACGGTCGCAAGCCGTTCTACGTGCGCTTCCTGCCAGCCGACCCTGTGCCGACTCCACCGCCACCACCTGCGCCAACGACTGTCGTGTTGCCAAGCGTCGGCATTGGCAGCAAGGACACGGCGCTAGTCAAGAGCGTGCAGGCGCTTCTACTCTCCAAGTTCGCAATCTCAATCGGTGCCGATGGCGTAGACGGTCAGTACGGTGCCAACACTGCAGCGGCCGTGAGTAAGTTTCAGACGTCGCACAATCTACCTGTCACTGGTGTCGTGAACGGCGCCACGTGGAACAGTCTGTTGAAGGGTTAGTGTCATGCCGGAAGAATCACCAGCCACTCTGAGAGACGTCTATGACTTGGTTGATCGCACCAGACAAGAAACCACGAGTCACATCACGACCTTGGCGGATAAGTTTGATGCGTTTGCGCAAAGCAATGAACACCGGCTCACGGTGGTTGAGACACATCAAGCATCACAGTCGAAGCAACTGACCGAAATCATCACACGCATTGACCGGCACGGTGAGCGCATCGGCAGTATTGAAGGTGCGCAGCGTACGTTGCAGCGCACCAAACGTGACAAGTCGAACATGTGGACTCGTCGCAACATGTGGATTGTTACGGTGACTTCGATTATCATGGCCGCGGGGACGATCATCACTTTCATCATTATGCCGTAAGGAGTGACGTGTCTGAGGTTGCGATTCTTGTACCAACACTGGAACGGCCTCACCGCATGGCACCGCTTTTGCAGAGCATTGCGGAAGCCACCGAAGTCCCTCATCGTGTCCTATTCGCCACGAGCGATCAAGCAACGGTGGATGAGTTAGACCGGCTTGGTGCGTCGTATCTGCGTGATGAAGGTGGTGACGAAGGTTCGTACCCGAAGCGCATCAACCGGATGTTCGCAGCGACAACCGAACCGTATGTCTTACTCGCAGCCGATGACCTTGCATTTCGACCCGGTTGGTTTCAGTCTGCAATGGCTGTCATGCGAGAAGTTGACGGTGTAGTTGGCATCAACGATCTTCACAATCCGGCAGGCGTTCACTTCCTCGTCTCTCGCAAATACATTGACACGCTCGGCGGTTGTGTTGGAGAATCCGGTGTGGTGCTTCACGAAGGCTATCGCCACACCTACTGTGACGACGAGATGCGAGCCACGGCAATCGCTCATGGGCGATGGGGCTTCGCACGTGACGCAGTAGTTGAGCACTTACATCCCGGCGCAGGCAAGGCTCACCACGACAACATCTACGCCATCGGTGCCGCTTCGATGAGTCAAGGCGCCGAAGTGTTCCGTTCTCGTTCGCATCTCTGGCAACAAGGAGTTTGACATGGCCACAATTTCACAACTGCCAGCACCACTGACGCTCAACGCCGTGGCTGGTAATCCTGCCACGTTGCAGTTCACGGTCAACGTCACTGGCGAGAACGGCGACCCTGTGCCGTGGTCAGACATTAGCAACTACGCCATGACCGTCACTGATCAGTACGGTCAACTTGTGACCAACGGACAGCCAACAGTTTCAAGCAACGAACCTAACCACGTTCGTGTTGAGTGGACTGCAGCACAGACGGCCAGCATTGGCCAAGACCTGCAGTGCCGTATGTCCTTCTCCATCTACGTCTCTGGCATCGGTCCATATTCACTTGCCTCTGGACAGATTGTTATGTCACCACCTTCGTACCCGGCATGAGCACCAACATTGACGTAAGCATCGGCACGGCAAGCGTTGACTTGTCCGTGAACCTACCGGACAAGACGGTGACGCTTGACGCCACCATGGGTGATATCAACGTTGCACTTGATGTTGCGCTCGCTGGCGCCACCGGCCCGCAAGGTGCACAAGGCAACGATGGTGCTCAAGGTCCACAAGGTGAGATGGGATACCAAGGTGTCCAAGGTGCGCAGGGTTATCAAGGCGACCAAGGCTTTCAGGGCTTTCAAGGATTTCAGGGCAATCAGGGTTTTCAAGGATTTCAAGGCGAGCAAGGTTTTCAGGGCACGCAAGGCAATCAAGGTTGGCAAGGTTTCCAAGGCGATACCGGCGCTCAAGGTTCGCAAGGCGTACAAGGCACGCAAGGCGTTCAAGGCAGTCAAGGATTTCAGGGCAATCAAGGCAACCAAGGCACACAAGGTTCAACTGGCAGCCAAGGCGCAACTGGTTCGCAAGGCGCAACCGGTGCTCAAGGCACACAGGGCACACAAGGCACGACCGGCAGTCAAGGCGCTACCGGAGCACAAGGTGCAACCGGTGCACAAGGTTCACAAGGCAATCAAGGTACGCAGGGCACTCAAGGCAATCAGGGTTTCCAAGGCTTTCAAGGTTTTCAGGGCTTCCAAGGTTCAACAGGTGCACAAGGTACGCAAGGCAACATTGGTGCCGGTGCGAGCGTGTCGGTTGGCACGACGTCAACAGGTACACCGGGCACATCTGCAAGCGTCACGAACTCTGGTAGCACAAGCAGCGCCATTCTCAACTTCGTCATACCAGCAGGTGTGCAGGGTTCACAAGGTAGCCAAGGTCCACAGGGAGTAGGCGGAGCGACCGGCTACTACGGTTCGTTCTACAGCGCCAGCACACAGACCGTCGCCAGCACGGCGAGTGCATACCCGATGACGCTTGAAGGGCTTGACTCCGCAAGCGGCGTCAGCATCGTGTCGGGCAGCCGCATCACGTTCGCCTACGCCGGCCAGAGTACAACATCCAATGGTCGGGTCAGTTCAAGAACAGCGAGACGTCCGACCATGATGCAAATGTTTGGATGCGCAAGAACGGCGTGGACATCGTTGGCTCTAATGGAGTCGTAAGTGTTCCGGCATCGCACGGCGGCACACCCGGCCACACGGTGGCAGGCTGGAACTTCTTCTTCACCGTGACCGCTGGCGACTACTACGAGTTCGTGTGGAGCAGCGACAGCACGCAAGTGACGTTGCAGGCATATCCGATCACCGGCAGTCCGACGAAGCCAAGCACCGCATCGCTCATTGTCACGGCGCAGCAAGTCATGTACACGCAACTCGGCCCGCAGGGTTCACAGGGCACAAGCGGTACGAGTGGCTCAGTCGGTGCGCAGGGGCCACAAGGAGCACAAGGCACGCAGGGAGTTATCACTGCATCAGTCGCACCGGCAGATACGTCGGTCATGTGGCTTGACACGTCGGCTACTGGCAACGGTACGCAGGGGCCACAGGGAGCGGCCGCAAGCATCACAGTCGGCACTACGGCGTCAGTCGCTTCAACATCGGCGGCTTCGGTAACGAACACCGGAACGTCAAGCAACGCTGTACTCAACTTCTACATTCCAGTGGGTTCGCAGGGAGCGACAGGCGCACAGGGTTCGCAGGGAGCACAAGGCACGAGTCAGATCGCTGGCTCAGTCACAACGTCGGCATCAACGACGTGGACAGCATCATCAGCCGACAACGGCAAGATGATTGTA